AAAAGATGTAATTTTAAATTCTTTAAAACAAGGATTTATTACAAAAGAAGAGGCAGATAAAAAACTTAAAAAAATAGGTGTAAAGGCATTTTTTAAAAATAGATATATAGGTGCTCCAACAATTAATGCTGAAAAACAGTTTGATGATTTTAAAAAATATGTAGATAGACAATTAAATTTAAATCCAGAATTAATAAAACAAACTAAAATAGAAAAAGCAAAAACAATACCAGGTGTTACTACAGCAGATAAAATAAAAAGACCTGAAAGAGCATTAATAAAAGATCAAATAAAAGATTTTCAAATAAGAACAGGAGGCCCGACTCTTGGTGCTGTGGGTGATATTGGAATGGCTAAAGATATTTTATCTAAAGATTTTGAAACAGCTAAAAAATTATTTGGAAAGTATGCACCACAAATTGCTAGAGGTGCAAGACAAGTTAGTAAATTTGCAGTCTTACCTGAACTTGCTTTAGGTGCAGCATTTGCTCCATTTGATTTAGGTGAAGGAAGATCTGGTAAAGAAACTTTATTAAACGTTGCAACATTAGGTATGGGTGTACCCATTAGTGACGCAAGAGATCGAGCGAACTATGTAGATCAATTTGGATTAAAAGAAGATTTATTTTCTGCACAGATGAAACAATCTGGTGCGCAATATGGAGCACCTGCTTTAACAGAACGTGAACAACTTGCATTACAAAAAGCAGAAGAATTTGACACACAAATATTACAACCAAGATTGGAAAAAACTTTAAAAGAAAGACAAGCAGCTTCTGATCCTAATTTTGGAACAGGAATTATGGGTATGGCTAATGGTGGACGTATTGGTTTTGCAGATGGATATGATCCGAAGAGAAGAAAATTTATGAAAGCTGCTGCAGGCATTGCATCAATACCAGTATTTGGAAGAATGTTAAAACCAGTTGTTAAAGGTATGGAAGCAGCAGGACCTGCTGTAGAAAAAGTAACAACCGAAGCAGAAAAAATATTTTTTAATTTAGTCGATGCAGTAAAGAATAAAGGTATCATGGATAAATTAGATAAGGTAACCGGTGGTAGATTGTCTGGAGCATATCATGAATATAAAGGTGCAGAAGTTTTAGAAGATGCCGGATCCATTACTGCAAGATTTAAAACAGATAAAGGTGCACCGGCAGAAGTGGTTTATATTAAACCACAAAAAGGCATAGATCCTAAAACCGGTAAAGAAGTCGAATATCCTGGTCAGTTTGAATATGAAGCTCAGGAAGTATATAAAATGACTGGTGATGGTAATGATTATTATAAAGATTTTGAAGATGAGATTATTGATTCAATTGAAGATGTTAAAAAGATTATAGATGACTAAACGTTTAACCACAACTATTCCCCCTAAATCAGGACCCATGCCACAGGGCTTGAATATTTCATATAATACTGTTACAACAGTCAAACAATCTGGAGAAAAAATAAATGGCAGACAACATAGACAAGGCACTTCCAAACGAGCCTCGAAAAGAATTTGAGATACCTGGTGAAGAAGAAATTCAAGAACAGGTAGTTGAAGAAGTACAAAAAGAACAAGAGTCACCTGATGACATAGAAGTCACAGAGAATGAAGATGGATCAGTAGATATTAATTTAGATCCAGCTGCAGCTACACCTGAAGGTGGTGATGAGCATTATGCAAATCTTGCAGACTTTTTACCAGATGATGTTTTAGGTAGAATGGCATCAGACCTTTCTTCTAAATATCAAGAATATATTTCATCAAGAAAAGATTGGGAAAAAACTTACACACAAGGTTTAGATTTATTAGGATTTAAATACGATAGTAGAACAGAACCATTTAGCGGTGCATCCGGTGCAACACATCCAGTTTTAGCTGAAGCAGTTACACAGTTTCAAGCACTTGCTTATAAAGAATTATTACCAGCAGATGGACCAGTAAGAACTCAAATCATTGGAGTACAAACTCCAGAAAAAGTTCAACAAGCAACTCGTGTAAAAGATTTTATGAATTATCAAATTATGGATCAGATGAAAGAGTATGAACCAGAATTTGATTCTATGTTATTTCATTTACCTCTATCAGGTTCAACTTTTAAAAAAGTTTACTATGATGAAGTAGAAGGACGAGCAGTATCGAAGTTCGTTCCAGCAGATGATTTAATTGTTCCGTACACAGCTACCTCATTAGATGATGCGGAAGCAATTATTCATCGTGTTAAGATTTCAGAAAACGAATTAAGAAAACAACAGATCGCAGGTTTTTATAAAGATATTGATTTAGGAAAACCAGGAGATAGAGAATCTGATGTAGAGAAAAAAGAAAGAGAACTTGAAGGAATTTCTAAAACTGCCAATGAAGATGTATATACAATTTTAGAATGTCACGTGAATCTAGATATCGAAGGTTTTGAAGATGTCAATCCCGAGACTGGTGAGCCGTCAGGAATTAAACTTCCATACATTGTAACAATAGAAGAATCTTCTAGAGAAATTTTATCTATTAAAAGAAACTACGAAGTAGGAGATACTAAAAAAGATAAAGTACAATATTTCGTACACTTTAAATTTTTACCGGGTTTAGGGTTTTATGGTTTCGGTCTAATCCACATGATTGGTGGACTGTCTAGAACAGCGACCGCAGCTTTAAGACAGCTCTTAGATGCGGGAACGTTATCTAATCTGCCAGCTGGTTTTAAAATGAGAGGAATAAGAATTAGAGATGATGCACAATCAATTCAACCGGGAGAGTTTAGAGATGTAGATGCACCGGGTGGAAATTTAAGAGATTCATTTATGATGCTTCCGTTTAAAGAACCAAGTCAAACCTTACTCGCATTGATGGGTGTGGTTGTTCAAGCAGGTCAAAGATTTGCATCAATTGCAGATATGCAAGTTGGTGATGGTAATCAACAAGCAGCAGTTGGAACAACAGTTGCATTATTAGAACGTGGTTCAAGAACCATGTCAGCAATACACAAAAGAATTTACTCAGCTTTAAAGAATGAATTCAGACTTATGGCTAGAGTATTCAAGTTATATCTACCACAACAATATCCATATGATGTAGTTGGGGGCCAAAGAATGATTATGCAATCTGACTTTGATGACAGGGTAGATATATTGCCAGTTGCTGACCCCAACATTTTTTCACAGACACAGCGTATTTCACTAGCGCAAACAGAACTGCAGCTGGCAACCTCAAATCCGCAAATGCATAATATGTATCAAGCGTATAGAAATATGTATGAAGCGTTGGGTGTAAAAAATATTGATAGTGTTTTAATTAAACCTATGCCACCACAACCAAAAGATCCTGCATTAGAACACATTGATGCATTAGGAGGCAGACAGTTCCAAGCGTTTCCTGGTCAAGATCACAGATCACATATTACTGCTCACTTAAATTTTATGGCAACCAATATGGCTAGAAATAATCCAATGGTCATGGCAAGTTTAGAGAAAAATATTTTTGAACATATTTCTTTAATGGCTCAAGAACAAATTGAATTAGAGTACAGAGATGAATTACAACAATTACAACAAATGCAAATGATGATGCAACAGAATCCACAAGCTTCACAACAGATTCAAATGCAAATGATGCAGATGCAACAAAAGATTGAAGCAAGAAAAGCACAGTTGATTGCTGAGATGATGGAAGAATTTATGAATGAAGAGAAGAAAATTACTTCACAATTTGATAATGATCCAATTGCAAAACTAAGAGCAAGAGAATTAGACCTTAGAGCAATGGAAAATGAGAGAAAAGAACGTGAAGGTAAAGAGAGAATGGATCTTGATAAGATGAAAGCAATGATGAATCAACAAAATCAAGATGAAAAACTAGAACAAAACGAAGAATTAGCAAAATTAAGAGCTGATACATCAATTGAAAAGACAATTTTAGGTAAAACTATTCCTAATGTTGACTCAATGATGAAAAATCAAGCTCCGATGATGCCAAAAGTAAAAATTTTTAGAGGAGGAAACGAATAAATGAGAAATAAAATGACAAAATCTGAAAAAAAGGTTAAAAAGGTTATGAGGGAATTCAAAAAAGGTGAATTACCGATAGGGAAGTCGAAGAAAAAAGTAAAAAGTCGTAAACAAGCGATTGCAATTGCTTTATCAGAGGCTGGAAAATCAAAACCAAGGAGATAAAATGGAAAAACTTGATAAAATAACAGAAGTTAAAGTTGGTGAGCAAGAAACTGCGATTGATCCAAGATCAAAAACAACTGCTGACAAAGCTTTTAACTTAATTGGTACTGGTGGACCTGAAATGGAAGTTAAAGGTCAAGGAAAAGTACTAGCTGAAAAGAAAAGAAGTTCTAAAGCATACTAACATGTGGTTCAGTGCTATTAAATTAGCCGTTCAAGCTGGCTCTCACATTTTTAAAAACCGTCAAAAGACAAAAATGCTTATGGCGGATGCACAAATGTTGCATGCTGAAAAAATGGCAAGAGGCGAAGCAGAATATCAAGGTAAATTATTAGAAGCAAGACAATCGGACTGGAAAGACGAATTCATTTTGATTTTACTTTCGGCTCCTATTGCGTTATTATCATGGGCAGTATTTTCGGATGACCCAAGTGCTATGGAAAAAATGAAATTGTTCTTCGAATATTTTTCACAACTTCCATTTTGGTACCAAACAATTTTTGTAGGTGTCATTGCTTCGGTTTACGGATTAAAAGCAACTGATTTAATTAAGAGGAAATAAAATGAGCAATAGAAGATATAACACACAAACTAGAAAAGGTTTTTTATCTGGTGGTCAAGTAAAACTTGATGCTGATGGCGATGGTAAAATTACTGGTAAAGATTTTGCAATGTTAAAAGCCGGTAAGAAAAAAGATAAGAAGAAAAAACCATCTATGATGGCAATGGCAATGAAGGGGAAAAAATAATGGCAAATAGAAGATACAATACACAAGTAGCTAATGATAGAGCATGTATGTCTAAAGGTGGATCAACTTCTAAATATCATACTACTAAAGAAGGTAAAAAAGCTAAAAAAGGTTTATGGTATAATATTGCTATGAAAAGAAAACGTGGCGAGAAGATGAGAAAAAAAGGTGAGAAGGGTGCACCTACAGAAGCTGCAATTAAAAAATCACAAGCATAATGAGAAGATATTTTCAAAAAGGATCACCTAAAATTTTTGATCAATTAGAGATGAATGTTCCTTATCCAAAAGGACATAGAGTTGAATTAGCTAGAGGAAGTAAATCACCTGCATGGCAAAGAAAAGAAGGTAAATCTGCATCCGGAGGCCTGAACCGTAAAGGCATTGCATCTTATAGAGCAGCTAATCCTGGATCAAAGTTATCGATGGCAGTAACTACTAAACCATCTAAATTAAAGAAAGGTTCTAAAGCTGCTAATAGACGTAAGTCATTTTGTGCTAGAATGAAGGGCATGAAGAAGAGATTGACTTCAGCTAAAACAGCAAGAGACCCTAATTCAAGAATTAATAAATCTTTAAGAAAATGGAATTGCTAATGTTTGATAGATTTATGTACAAAATTTTAGGCAAACTTGACTTCTTGTTTGAGGTTGCTATACCTAGTATCTATGAGAGACTCAAAAAAATTAGAATCTTTTCTAAAAGAAAAAGAAATAAAAAATAAACAATTAGATTTGCTTCGAAACCTTAAAAAGGAAGTAGAAACAGGTGCGAATGGAACACAAAAATACGTAATCAAGAAAGGTATAAATAAAGGTAAAATAGCTGATGTTAAATGAAGAATTAGTCATATTAAATAAAATACAAAAATATTTAAAAGAATCTTATCAAAATATTGGAGACTCCATGATTGGTGGTGGTATTGACAATATGGAAAAATACAAGTATATGATGGGACAGGCACATGCCTATTTAAAAATATCTCAGGAAATCTCTAACCTGCTAAAACCAAAGGAGCAAAATGATACTGAAAGAGAACAAGACCTCACAAACGTCGTCCACTTCGGACAACGCGAAGATTAAACCCGCACTTCTAAATAAATACGAAGACGATTATAAAAAAGAAGTTGATGGTTACGAACGTTTAAAAACAAAAGAATCAAATAAATTACCTAAACCGACCGGATGGAGATTAGTTGTTCTGCCATTTAAAATGCCAGAAAAAACTAAAGGTGGATTATATCTTGGACAAGATACATTAGAGCGACAACAAGTAGGTTCTACTTGTGGCCTTGTTCTTGCAATGGGTCCACACTGTTATGATAAAGAAAAATTTCCAGAAGGACCTTGGTGTAAAAAAGGCGACTGGGTAATTTTTGCAAGATATGCTGGATCAAGAATCCAGATAGATGGTGGGGAAGTACGATTGCTAAATGACGATGAAGTGTTAGCAACCATCGATAACCCTGAAGATATACTTCATCAATATTAACATAGAGGAGATAAACTATGCCCGACAATGAAGAAAATAAAACTGTTGATATAGATACATCTGGTCCAGGTGCTGAAATTGAATTAGAAGATAATTCAAAAGAAGAAAACACATCACCAGAAGTAGAAACATCTGCAGAAGAAACTTCAACAGAAGTTGAAGCAAAAGAAGAACAGAAAGAAGAGCCAAAAGAAGCTGAAGAAAAGAAAGACAATGAATTAGAAAATTACAGTAAAGATGTGCAGAGAAGAATAGCTAAACTCACTCATAAATGGAGAGAAGCACAGAGACAAGCTGACGAGTATGAAAAATTTGCAAGAGCGCAAATTAAATTAAAAGAAGAAGCAGAAAATAAAATCTCGAAGCTTGAACCAGGATTTATGAAATCTACTGAAGATTCTATTAAATCAGGTTTAGAGGCAGCAAAAGCACAGTTAGCTAAAGCTAGAGAAGCAGGAGACATCAACGCTGAAGTTGAAGCTCAAGCTTTAATTTCTGAATATGGTTATAAACAAGCTAAATTTGTTGAAACTAAAAACAGAGCTGAAGAGTTAGCTAAACTAAAAGAAAAAGAAATAAAACCTGAAATTAACTTAAATAGAAGATTAGAAGAACCAACTCCAGATCCAAAAGCTGAAGATTGGGCAAGTAAAAACACATGGTTTGGTAAAGATACCGCTATGACTTATACTGCTTTTGATTTACATAAAAAGTTAACAGAAGATGAGGGTTATGATCCTCAATCTGATGAGTATTATTCTGAAATAGATAAAAGAATAAGACTTGAATTCCCCCACAAATTTGCTACAAATAGTAGTAATGGGGAAACGACCAAACCCGTACAAACAGTAGCTAGTGCGAAGCGAAGTACAAATACTGGTCGCAGAACTGTGAGGCTCACACCATCACAGGTAGCAATCGCTAAAAAATTAGGTGTGCCACTTGAAGAATATGCGAAACAACTAAAAATCACGAAGGAGGTATAAGCATATGGAAAACGACAACGATATAAGAACCTCGCGTGCGAGTCAAACTAGAGAAAAAGAATCTCGAAAAAAAGTTTGGTCTCCACCATCATCTTTAGATGCACCACCTGCGCCAACAGGTTTTAAACATAGATGGATAAGAGCTGAGAGCTTAGGTTTCAACGATACAAAAAATATCGCTGGAAGAGTAAGATCAGGTTATGAATTAGTGAGAGCTGATGAATATCCAGATTCAGACTATCCAAAAGTTGAAGACGGCAAATACGCAGGAGTGATCGGAGTTGGTGGCCTTGTGCTGGCAAGGGTACCGGAGGAGATTGCAAAACAACGTCAAGAGTACTACACAAAACAGGCTCAAGAAAACGTTGAAGCAGTAGATAACGATCTTATGAAGGAACAGCACCCAAGTATGCCTATCAATATTGATAGACAAACTCGTGTAACTTTTGGTGGTACTAAGAAATCCTAATTATAGAATTTCTAAAACCAACAGAGTACACTTAAACTAACTATGTCTAAGGAGGACAACTACTATGGCAAATAAAGATGCTGCATTCGGTCTAAGACCGATTGGAAAAGTAGGTCAAAATAGAGACAATCAAGGTTTAAGTGAATATAGTATCGCAGCTAATGATACTTCTACTATCTATTTCAATGACCCAGTTAAAGCAACTGCGGCAGGAACAATAGATGTAGCGGCAGCAGGTAGCATACTATTAGGTTCACTAAACGGTGTATTCTATACAGACCCTACAACTAAAAAGCCTACGTGGGCAAATCACTATTCGCAAGTTAATGCTGCGGATATTGTTGCTTTCGTAAGCGATGACCCATATGAAAGATTCGAAATCCAATCAAATAACGCAGGTGCTTCAGCGCAGACTGATGTTTTCATGGATTACGATATCGGATACACTGCTGGAAATTCAGCTAACTACGTTTCAAAAGTAGAATTAGATGATGCAACTGCAAGTGCAACAGATGGTCAGTTAAAAGTAATTGGAGTTTCAAAAGATCCAGACAACAATGATTTAGCTTCTGCTAATACTAATTTTGTTGTTGAAATCAATGAACACTTCTTAAAACAAACAGCTGGAGTATAATAGAGGAGAATAACTATGGCGATAAGTAGAGGACAACTAGTTAAAGAACTAGAACCAGGTTTGAATGCTCTATTCGGCTTGGAATATA